CCGTTGAATATGTTTGCAATGCTCGTCTTGAGCGCTGTCCATTTAGCGACGATAGCAGCAGCGATCTCCGCAGCCTTTGCCTTTATCGTGTCCCAATTCTTATAGAGCAGGACACCAACCGTGATAGCTCCGGTGATTGCCGCCACTGTAATTCCGAGCGGGCTTGTCAATGCACCGATCGCCGTCCCCATTAGTTGTGACATGCTTGTGATTTTGCTGAATGCTCCAATCAGTTTGCCGCCAATCGTCACTGCGGAACCGATCCCTGTCGTCAGTCTTCCGACTATTGAGATCACAGGACCTGCCGCCGCTACCATTGCCGCCATGCGGACGATGTTTTCTTTTTCTGTGTCAGAAAGTCCTGATACCCATGTCGACAGATCAGAGACAACACTGGACAGTCCTTCGATTGTCGGCTGAAGGAGTTGGAGCATCGTGCCGCCGAGTTCTGTTCCTGCATTCTTCAGCTGATTCATTGACTTCTCAACACTGAAGGATGATGTCTCAAGTTTCTGATATGCCGCCTCAGTCGCTCCGGCAGATTCTCCCATCTGCATGACGACCTCATTTACCTGTGTCGCATTGTCCCAGAGTACAGTCGCCGCTTTTCCCGCTTCGGCTGATCCGAACATATTCGAGAGAGCCACACCGGAAGCCGCCGCCTGTTCATCCAGAATGGACAGAACATCAGTCAGCGACCAACCGGAATTCATCGCTTCCTGCATGGACAGTCCACCCTGTTTAATACTTGCGGTTCCTGCCCTGAACGCTTTGTCTGCTGTGGATCCTGCTTTTCCAAGCTCGTTCAGCATGGAGGACAGGTATGTGGTGGTCTGTGCCGTGTTGATGCCGTTCGCCGTCAGAACTGCATACATTGCCGCCAGATTCTCGATGGACACACCTTGTGCTTTCGCTGTCGGGATTGCGCGGCCCATCTGAGACGCAAGCTCCGCGACTGTCGTCTTACCTAGATTCTGAGTCGTGATCAGGACATCGCTCACGCGAGAGACCTCAGAAGCCTCCAGACCGTAAGCGTTCAGTGCTGTGGTGAGGATGTCTGTCGCACTGGCAGTGTCTGCGAATCCGGCTCTTGCGAGCTTTGTAGCGTTCTCCACAAAGTTCACAGCATCTGCTGTGTCCTGTCCTGCACTGATCGCATTGTAGACCGCATCAGCGACATCTGTGGCCGCAATTCCGGTCTCATTGGACAAGTCTGTGATGGCCTTCGACATGCGCTCCATCGGTACCGCAGATGTGTCTGCGATGGTGCTGACTTTCGCCAGTGCGTTCTCATAATCTGATGCCATCTTCACCGCGGCAGTGCCGACACCGACAATCGGTGCCGTGACTGTCTTTGTCAGCGTATCGCCGACCTTAGTGATTGCCTGTCCGCCTTTGGTGATCTGATCACCGGCTTCCTGCATCTGCTTTGCCAGTGCTTCCGGACCGGTCATCGACTGGAGCTGATTCTCCATCGCAATCAGTTCGGTCTGTGCCTCAGTCAGTGCCTGTTTCCATTTCAGCGTTTCTGTGGCACTGTCGCCGTATTTCTGAGCAGATTGTTCCATCATGGAGGATAGCTGTTTGACTCTTTCCTTCTGGTTGTCGATCTGCTCGTTCAGGATCTTCACCTGTGCGGCATTCTTTTTCTGTGCATCGGTCGAACTGGAGAACTCGACTGATGTCTTCTTCATTTCTGCGGTCAGCAGTTTCTGCTGTGCAATGATGTTATTGATCGCGTTCCGGTATTCCTTTTCTCCGTCTATACCGATCCGAGGTCCAATGTTTACAGCCATATGCCGCCTCCCTTTATTCCAGAGCTATTGCCTCATCGAAAGTGAATTTCTTTTTTTCCTTCGCCGGCAGTAACTCGCCTTTTTCAATCTGATAGCACGTTATGAGGTCCCTCATCTCGCCGTAACGAGTATAAAGGACCTCCTTCCGTGACATGTTTAATTTACGCCCGTAAAAGTAAAGCCATGCGAAAGTCAGACGGACGCTTCTGCCTTTTCGCCTTCCACGTTTTTTCCGGAAGATTTCGGAGTCTCACCGATGACAGTGACCTTGCTTCCGGAGCTGATTGCCTGAGAAATCTCGGACTCCATCTGCCGGATCTCAGCGATCGACAGGAACCGGCAGTCATCTGCTGTCAGATACACTGCCTTATATTCCGGATCCTCAAACTCCATGCGGTCCTCATAGCCTTTGTTCAGGATACATGCGATCTGAATATCGACCTCGATATTCTTCCGTCCTGTGTCCTCTCCGAAGAGCTCTCCAAGGCTCGACAGGTCCCCATTAGGACAAATTGCCGCGAGTTCCTCATGACTCTGCACATTCAACTCGAAAAATCTCTCTCTGCCTCTGATAATCATCCTTAATCTTCTCCTTTGTTTTTTTGTTTTTACTGAATATTCAGCTTTGTCTTCAGAGCCGTTTCTGCTTCAGACTCTGTGGTGTAGTCAGCACCGATCCACTTCCAATCGTGATTGGAATTGTCGGAGCGGTAAACCTTGGCTGTCAGTGCCTGTGTCTGCCAGTCGATTTCCTCCTCCTGTGTAGCGGCATTTGTGTTGATGAGGTTGAACTTGGATTTGATCACTACAATCGGCACCCAAGACTCAACACCGCCGGACATGTATCTGACAAGGAATCCGACACCAACAAACGGAGTCAGAGCACTGTCACCGTAAGCGGTCCATCCATCCGTTCCTGCCGCCGGCAGTCCCATGATGAAGCGTTCAGCTTCTACCAGAAGACCGTCAACAGTCAGATTCAGTGTTCCGGACACGAATTTTGTTGCACCGGACTCAGAGAGCTGATTGTCAGCATAGAAGTCATTTCCATCCGGTGTATCCGGAGAAAGATCGACATCCACACCTCTGGCAAGTCTCATGCCACCGCTGAAAGTGATTTCTCCACCTGTCGCGGAATACCTCGCCACATAAGGCAGTGAAAAGCCAGTAGCGACTTTTCCGACTGCTCCTGCTGTGTAAGCCATTTAGTTGTCTCCTTTCAAATTAAAAACCGAGCTTTTTGATCTCGGCTTCGATTTCGACCTTGATCCGTTCTTCTGCTGTCCGCTTAGTCTTGGAGACTGCCGGAGCTATGAACGGATGTTTTTTTCGGAAAGAGTTTCCGGATTCGACAGACCTCGCGATCATCGCATTCGGCTGTCTCTTGTTCGTCCACTTCGCACTCACCGATCTGGTGGACACCTGTGAGTTATATCCGGAGAAACCGACCTTGACACTGACGAATCCGTTCTTTTCTTCCAGATGTGTAATGCCGAGGCCCTCAGCGAGTCCGACCCTCTGAGCAGATGTGATACCATCGATCGGATTCGATGGTGTTCCTCTTCTGCCGTCAGAGATCACAGGAATCGTCTGGATGTTCTTCCGGATCTGATCCGTGACAAGTCCTGCCGCCGGATAGATTGCCCGCCCGATCATCTCAGGAGTCTTCTGTCCAAGCTGTTCGAGCATTCGCACATACTGATCCGCGGCTCCGGTCATTTCCCACTTCGCCATGTCACATCACCCAGAAGTCCCATTCATGATGAATGAGACCGGTCTCGTCCTCATACTGAACAGAGGACAACTGCCAACCGATCCGACTGACAGCATCGAGAACTGCCTGAATATCATCAGCAGTCTGGTCATATTCAGTTCTGGTGTAGTAGTCGATTGTTCCATGGATCTGTTGCTCAGCCAGATGGTTTCCGGCCTTGAAGGAGCCGCTTTCGCTGTCCTCCTGCCAGATGATCCACCCTTCCAGATTCGGCGGCCTCCGATAGTGTGAGACCTTCTGTGACACGGCTGTGAGTGCATCACGCACGATTTTAAGTTTCATCGATAGTGAAATCATAGTTCTCCTCCAGTCGTGACAGAGTGAGGTCAAACACCTTCAGACCGTCATCGTCCGTCATTGGCTGAACCAGATCGATCCGGAACTGATCGCCGTTCTCGTTCTCCTGTTCATCGTAATATCTGAGAATCGCATACTGACCGATGTGCGGTCTCTGCCTCTCATTTGCGATGCGGATCACCATATCCACTCTCTCGTCAACTCCCTTGGCGAGATATGAGCGTGTCAGAGATATGGTCCTCTCTGCGTAGTATTGCGTGAACAGACCGCTGAGTCTGTACACAGGCATGTCTCCGGCTTCTGCTGTGTTGATCAGATCGCAGATCGTGACCACACCGTCATCCATGAGCTGTGCCATGTGTCAATCCTCCGTTTTTGCCTTTTCCGAAAAAATGCGATTGTTCAGACGGTATCTCAGCATGCGCGGCATGCCGTTTGTCTGTTCAGCTCTTCGCCGGTACAGATATGCGGCATACATTGCTACTGTCTGGACATCGTCAAGTGATGTGAGATCGAGTGTGACTCCCTCGCGAGTGATCTCAGTTTTTGCGACTGCGATCAGTGTGGTGAGGAATGAGGTTTCCTGTGCTGTTGTGGTCCATTTCTGAAGGTCCTGCTTTACAAGATCCAGAATGAACTGGTCATCATAAGTGACGATTGTTTCAGACATTCTTCTTCCTCACTTTCTTCGGCTTGCTCTCCGCTTTCTCCGCAGGAGTGTCTTCCACCTTTTCAATCAGCGGAGTCTGCATCCGGTTCTTAGTTCCGGACAGATATGCAAGCCGCTCAGGAGTGACAGATACACCATCACGCGGGAATATTGCACCCGCGTGATAGTATCTGTTCTTATCCTCTCGATCTCGAAAAGCGTGTATCACCCGATACACAATCAGTTAGCTGTGTCCTGCGGGAAAGTCACAGCAGAAGCGGAAGCAGTTGCTGTGCCGAGCGTGACAATGCCGAAGGATTCAGCAATGACAGGAGCTCCGTCATAGCGAGCTGTGCCTTTGAACACCGTCTGATCCTGAAGGAATCTGACATGTTCAGAAGAGGCAAATCTGCGAGCCGCACGTTCAGCGAGCAGATACAGATCGAAGTAACCGAAGACGATAACATCATCAGGCATGAAGTTCAGGACGATTGTATCGCCACCGGCAACCGGCATAACTCCGTTGATTGCGGATACAACAGCACCGGAAGCATTGACATCCAGAGTTTCAGCCACGATCTTCTTGTAGGTCTTGTCATTCATGACCCAAGTCATTGCACCGCGAGCATAGTCGTTTGCGGCAACTGCGGAAGCATTGACCAGAGCCTTGATCAGAGCAACACCTGTTGCTGATCCTGCGCTGATTACATGAGATTCATGCAGATCGGCCCATGCGCGAGCTGTTGCAGGATAGTCTGCCGGCTGTGTTGTCTGGAGCAGACGAGATACAACACCGAGCGGCATCTTGCTGTTTGTGCTGATGTTGCGGCCGTACAGGATAGCCTTGTCGAGTGCTTTGCCGATGCCCTGTCCGAGAGCTTCGATAACAGTAGCGGCGAGGTCGATGTCGGAGTCTTCCAGATTCGCATTGCAGATTGCATAGTAGCCGCCAACCTTGAAGCAGTCGACTTCCCAGTCATTGAAAGCGAGATCCATCTCGTTCAGATTCGCACAGCACTCTGTCCAGATTGCCTCCGGAATAGTCCCCATGATCGGCTGACGAGCTTCGCCGCCGATTCTCTGGAGGTTGACTCTGTCATAGAGCTTGGACCAGACTGCGATGTTTTCGCGCAGAACCGGCAGGATCTCGGTCGGAATTGTCAGACCGACATTCTGGAGTGCTCTCTTTTCCTTGATAGCGGAACGGATCTCACCGAGCCATCCCTTCACGGATTCATTGCTGACCAGTGCAGTTCTTTCCTGCATTGTCATGTTTCTGAAAATGTTTCTCTTTTCCATGGTGTTCACCATTGTCCTTTCTTCCGGCTGTGCTTCCGGTGCCGGTGCCGGTTCTTCAGCAGGTTTTTCTTCCTGCTTCTTTTCTGCCTCTTCGAGTTCTTCCTCTGCGGAGCGGATGACTTCTTCCAGATCCTTCTTTTCGGATTCGTGAGCATCCTTTTCTGCATCGAATGTGTTCATCTGCTCCTCGATGGCAGTTCTTTCTTCTTCGGTGGTATCTGTGTTGATCTCACCGAAAGCCTCTGCGAGATCAGCCTCACGCTGATCGAATTCCGCATCCTTCGCTCTCAGAGCATCCAGAGCTTTCTTCGCATCATCGATCTTCTTTCTCAGCAGGAGAGTCTTGAGCTTACTCATCTTCAGCTCCTCCTTTCTTCAGCCACGGATGAGCCTCCGCCTGACGCGCTTTCCAAGCCTCCAGAGCCTTCTTCCTGATCTGTACGGCTTCTGCACTGCGGGCAGTGACTTCTGTGGTCTCGTAAGCGGGAAACGTACAGACAGACACCTCGAACAGGTTGAGGTCTTTGATCGTCCAATGGATCGAGCCATCGTCATGGAATTCGGTTTCCTCTTCGGTGATCTCGAAGCCGAAACTGCACTGGTTCACATCTCCCCGCTCGACTCTTGCATAGAGGTTGAGAGCGTCCTGATCGTTCGGATTGATCAGTACACTTCCCCACAGTCCATGTGAGTCGACACGAAGATCGAGCGTGTGCGCGGATGTGCGTCCGAGCACCATCGCAGTCTCATGGTCGATCAGAGCTCTGACATCGCCGCCGATCGTGCGGTCGAAAGCGTGAGGATCTATGCTTTCTGTCATGCCCTGTGCGATTTCGTATGTCCCATCAAACACAGCGAAATATCCCTCGATTCTCTTCTCCGGTTCATTCGCTTCGTTCAATGCGTCCCGAACAGTAAAAGCGGACTCAGCGGTCCGCATCTGTCTCTTCATTTCTGTCATTGTCATTCTCCTTCCTGAATGAGTTTCGACTGATTTCCGGACATGTCTGCCGGAATGTAGTTCTCCAGAATCTTCAGCTCATCGAGTCCGTCCTTCGGACCCATGCCGATCCGATCTCTGACCTCATTGCCGGTCACATCACCGCGATCCTGAAGCGATGTCATCACTGTGGTGATGGTGTTCAGATCGTAGTCGAGCAGACTCATCACATTGAATCTGAGATACCATCTCGGATTTATGATCAGCTTCCGTGTCATTTCCTGCTGAAGATATGTGGCAAAAGCCTTCACCTTGTTCTGGATGAAATTGTTCCATTCTTTCTGTGAATACTCGCCGACTCCCAAAAGAAAAGCCGGAACTCCGAGGAGTGCGGCCACTTTCTTAGTGTCAAGTTGTACATTGTCGTTCAGTGCGATGTCGGACAGACTGAGCGGTCTGACCTCTTTCACATCGATCTGATCTGCCGGTATAACCCACGGCTCGCCGGCTCTTGATGTGGTGATATATTCATCGATTAACTTGGAGCGTCCTTCCTTGGTGCTGAACTGTTCGATCATGGCATCCGCTTTGATGATCAGTGACGGCTTCCATTTGGACTCCATGAATCCCTTTTCTGTTGCCGCCGCCTGATTCAACAGATCCGCCACATCTTTCAGTGTGGCAGTCACTCCCATTCCCATGAATGGATAATGACGATCCGGATTGTAAACGAAGTGCATGACTTCGTCTGGATCATACTCAACACCATCGATCAGCACCTTGTAGTCGTAGCCGGTCGAATCCGGC